ATTACAGATTTCTTGTTGCCATTTAGGCCTTCAAGAAGTGCTGTCTTCGTATCCTGCCAGCGACTTTCTAGTAGTTCTGACATTTCAATCTCCTTAATTCAATCCAGCAAGACGACGAATGTCTAATACATTACTATCATCTTCTGTACTACTGTTTGTTTGCGAAACCATTTCGCGGTTGCCTGTTACTTTTGTGCCTTCTGTAATTACTGCCTTACGCTTTGCTGGAGAATTTCCGTCAATAACTGATGGTAAGTACTTGTCAAAAGATTTTTGAAGTCTTTCGGTTTGTACTGATTCCAGTAAGTCTGTCATAATTTCTTTTTGATCCTTTGATAAAGGAGCAATTAAGTCATTAATTGTCTTCTCACGTTTTGCTGATTCAATTAAGCGTGATTTCTCTTTGTTAACTGATTCTGCGAGAGTTTTTGCTTTCGTAGCAAATGCCTTAGCTTCTGACAGTTGTCGATCTTTAACATCAATAACTTTTAGAAGTTTAGTTGTTTCTGATTTTTCATTTAAGTGAGAAACCATATATTCATTTGCAAATGCTTCAAAAATCTTACGACCGAAGTCGTTGCTACGTGCTGCATCGATATCTTCTTTCAGTGCTGAAATCTCTTTTTTGAGACCTTTTGCAACTGTTTCTGATACTGCTGTAGCACTTCTTTCGATAAAGTCTTTTTTGACTTTAGCAAAGTGCGTTTTAGCTTCACGTACTAAACGTACTTTTGTTTCAGCTAAATCTTTTTTATCCTCATGGAACTCTGCTATCTCTGTAGATAGAGCTTCTACAACAAACTCTTCTAGCTTGGCATATGATTCTGCCATTGCTTTCTTGTCTGCTCGTAGTTCTTGAATTTCTTTTTGTAGCTGTTCAGCTACAAACCCTTTTAGTAGATTTGCATTTTCACGTTGTGCAACGGCAAACTTAGCTTTTGCTTCAGCTAGCTGCGCACGATCTTGTGTAAATTCTGCAATTTCTTCTGTTAGGCGCTCAGAAAGCATGGCATCAATGGCTTCAACCATTGTTGCTTTATCATGCTCGTATTTACTAGCAAATTCTTCACGTAACTCAGCAGTTGCCTGCATTTTGTTTTCGTGAATCTTGCCTTTCCAAGCTTCTTCAATCTGTGCTCTGATCTCGTCCGATACAACATCGTTTTCAAAGAGTGTTTTCAGTGCATCTATCATTACTTTCTCCTGTTCACTGGAGTTTGTTGATTATATTAATCAACGATTCCTTAAGATACTTTTGTGCCTTAGTGTCATGTTTTGTTGCCTGTGCTAGTTCATATGCCTTCATTCCCCCACGTGCATTTATCAAATGTTCATAAATTGGTGTAGGATATGCACCGGGGGCGCTGGGCTGAGCCACAACGTCCACGGTGATAATTTCGAAATCAGAAACGGTGTTACTGCCGTCGTCTGATACGTTACCACTACCACGCGACGAGACGCCTAGTTTAACGCCTGCCTCAAGCATCGTTTTAACTAGGTTTCCCATTGGTGTTGGTAGTATTTTTAGTTTACCGTAACCGTTATCACCTTCCATCCACGTTTCCGTGATCATATGGCTAACACGGTCAATGTTAATATTAAGACCTTCTGGATGATCAACTTCACCGAGAACACTGTATCCTCCAGTAATTTGATCATTGAGAGTTTTGACAGCCCTGCCGATTTCATCTACAGGATACACTCGCTGATTAGCGTTGCGAACACCACCTTGGATCATAATACCTTTTAAATAAAGGTCTTTTCCTTCGTTGGCACCCTCAAGCACTATATTAGCTTGGTCGAATGTCAAATGCTCTTGTAAGTTTCTCATCTAGATTTCCTTACGGTTATTTGCCTACAACAGATTTTTTGTTGTCAGCAGTCTCAGGCTTGCCCTTTTTCTCAGCGCCGTGGCCTGGTTGCGACTTCATTGATTTTGAAGCCTTACCGCCTGGAACATTTACATTCCCTGCGTTATCTTCTTTTTCGGCTGGGTTAGCTAATCCACCGGATGTACCGCTTTCGTCAGCTGTTTCACCTTGTACAAGATTTCCTGCTGTGCCGCCCATATCGTTTTTACCTGCTACTGCTGACTTAGTGTTTGCACCGTTGTCACCCATTGTAGCTGATACTTTTTCTACATACTCACGCATTTGTTCGCCTGCGCTTTTTACTGATTCGTCCATGTCTTTAGCTGCATCACCATACTTCTTTTCAAATTCTGCTTTTGACATGTTTTCTTTGTCTTTGATCATCTGCTCTGAATGACCACCTTCTTCGATTTCAGTGTCGTCTGACTCGTCAACTTCTTCGTCGGTTGCTTCAAACGCAAATGCTTCTTCTGGCTCTTCTTCACCTTCGTCGTCGCCCATGTCATCCATGTCGTCGTCGCCTTCGTCGTCGCCAGCCATCATTTTTTCAAATTCTGCTTTTAGGTCGTCTAGTGCGTCTTCTAGGTCTTCAACACGATCTTCAACATCGCCTTCGCCTTCTTCGTCGCCTTCGTCGTCGCCATCTTCGATGTCACCTATCATGTTGTCTGCTGCATCGCCACCTATATCCATTGGATCTGCTTCTACTTCAAACTCGTCTAGGTCAAAACCTTCTTCAACTTCTTCGTCAGTTGCTTCATCTAGGTCTTCATCTGATTCATCTACTTCTTCATCAGTTGCTTCTTCAACTTCGTCATCTGACTCGTCTACTTCTGCTTCATCTTCGAGTAGTGATTCATATATATCTCTTGATTTTTCTACCACAATCTCGTGGAATAATGCTTCTGCACCATCTTTATCTTCGTTGATAAGAAGGTCGAGCATTTCTTCGAATTTATTACGATCTGCCATATCTATCTCCTATAAATTTTATCACACTTAACCAGTGTGGGGCTGTCATAATGTATTTACTTAATAGATATAAAAGTGCGCAGAAATAGGCTCAAAACAGGCCATTTATTCACGAGTTAGTAGTTTCTTCAATAATTTCTATAAAACTCTTAACATTTATGTGTTTTAAATTCTTAAATTTAGCTAAATCTTTTGGTATATACGAGTCATCTTCAATAACTCTTACATAATTTATTTTTGGGTTTGTTTGTATAACACTTGATGTTTGACGCATCCAGTTTCCAAAGAAGGTTGCACTATCGGTAGATTTTTTATAATTTGCAGTGTTTGAATATACATTATTAAAATGTTTGCCATCATTTAATCCTCTATAATCAAATCCTAAAATATAAATTGTTTCATACTTGTGTTCTGAAGCTAACCATAATGCAGTAGGACCACTACTCCAACCTTTACTCGGATTAAAATAATTAAAATGTTTAAATTTTACATATGACCTGTTTGGATTTGTCCAAACTTCATTTTTCTTTTGATATCCTGATTTATTAATTTCTAATATCATTTTAGTATCAACAGCAACTAAGTAATCAGGTTTATAATGTCTATAAAGAGCATTACATCCGTAAACTCTTCCCATCTGTTGCAAAGGTGACAATGGAATATTAGCTCTGCTAGTACCGTTACCTAATACAAAGGCAATTTTACCTTTGCTTTCTTCTTTTTTATATTTGTTTTGATTTTCTAAATTGTCGCTTATTGTATTAACTTGAACTTGTTTTTTTGCAGCTTCGCGACTTTCTCTTTCTTGCTGCTTTGTCTTTTTTCTTTGTTCTTTGATAACTTTCCACTGAGACTTTGTGTATTGAGACTTATCTAGTTTTACCATTATTAAACACCTGCTTCAGCATTAGATTGTATGCCATACATTTGTCTAACAAATACTAGTTCCTTCTCCTGTTCTTCTTTGTGAAATTCACTAGCTTTTCTTATTTTATTAATTTGGCTTAATGTTAATCTTGTTTTTCTTGTATCGTCATAATCTACTGGAGATTCATCAGATGCAGGATCGTAAGTAGTGTCATCTACTGTCTCTAAAGTTTCTTTGTCAAAATAAAATAATTCACGTAGTATCATGTTAGTATTTATACAGTTTGGCTAGTTGTTGTTGTTTCTGATCCTTGACTATCAGTTGCACTAGAAGGACCATCTTCTGCTCCGCCTTCGATAGGAGTAACATCTCCTTCTAGTTCATCTTCTGCGCCAGTTAAATCGTCAGATATGCCTGCACCTGTAATTCCTTCGCTTCTAAGTTCTCCGCTAGCATCAGTTCCGTCTGCTGGCATTATGTCTTCATTTTCTTGTCGCCACAAGCGTTCGTTTTCTGCAACTTCTTCATCAGTCATTCCTAAGAACCTTTTTAGTGCAAATCTATTTGAAATATAAGGGATAGCACTCATTTGTGTGTATGTTGGTACACGAGCATTATCAATTTCACTTTGACGATATGCAGCAAAGTTTTGTGGCGGTTGGAATCTAATATCAAACATTGAAGTATCAATGTTTATACCTTTTTCAAGTAAGTAGCGTTTAAACTCTGTGTTAAATTCTTCAATCACTAAGTTTTGTAAACGTTCACAGTAAGTATTAAATCTTAATTCTTGAATATATGCTGTACCCACTCTACCGTCATTATATTGGGCGGCACTGTCGTCAGCACCAGTTGGTAGGTAACTACTAGGTATACGCAAACCTCTAACCAATTTATTTGTGAAATATCTAAGGTCATCAATCTCTCCTAGGTTAGTACCGCCTGGTAGTGTTTCAACTTTTGATCCACGGCCTTCTGCTGTCTGTGGAAAAAAGTAATCTTCGTTAATTGACAGAGGATTATATGAACTGTCTATGACATTTGATCCACCTCCTGT